GTGTGCCAGTAGCATATGTTATTCATAGTTAAATGAGAGGTATCCAATGACTATCAAACAGCAAGGCGGCATCTTTGGAAGGAACCCAACATTTAACGATGTTGAGGTTGATGGCACACTTACTCTTGAAGGCGGTCTATCCACAAATTCTGCTCTTACAGTAAATGCTGCAACATCTACGATTGAAAGCACAGGAGGTGCGCAGCTTTATTTAAGTAGAGATGACACTGCTATTGCCAATAATAACTTGATTGGTGGTTTGGCATTTAAGGCTAATGATAGTTCTGCTTCACCCGATCCTCAGTATTGTGGAATGAAAGCCTATGCTGCTGGCAGTGGTAATAATCCAGTTCTTGAGTTTTATTCTGGTAATGGAAACTACGATGCCAGAACACCACAGCTTTCTATTAACTATCTTGGTAATGTAACTATTGCTAATGGCAACCTAGTAATGGGAACCTCTGGCAACGGCATCGACTTCTCTGCCACCTCTGGCACTGGCACAAGTGAACTGTTCTCGGATTATGAAGAAGGGAACTGGACGCCTTCCTACGATGCTTCAACATCTTCTCCAACCGTAACACACGACAAGCAAACTGGTTACTATGTTAAGATTGGTCGCATGGTTTTCATTTCTCTTCAGCTAAGAACAGACAGTGTAAGTGGAGGCTCTGGAAACCTTCGCATTTCTGGTCTTCCATATTCTGCTAGTTCTGGTGACGGATACCCATCTGCATTATCTGTCGGATACAAAGCTGACTTTGTAACAAACGGCCCAGACTTTGCTCATGTTAATGACGGTCAAACATATCTTTCATTGTATTCCAATGGAACAACTGTTGCGACACCATTAACTGTAGCAAATTTAAATACTGGTTCTAATGATAACGGGCTGTATATTTCTGGCTCTTACTTAACTGCGTGAGGATAACATGGCCCTAACAAAAGCACACAGCAGAATGATTGATGGCTCTGCCCTGAATGTTAGGGATTATGGGGCTTTAGGCGATGGGTCAACTAATGACACGGCAGCAATACAAGCTGCTCTTGATGCCCTTTCTTCTGGTCAAACACTTTACTTTCCAGATGGAACTTATGTTGTTCATGCTCCCTCTACGGCAACAGAACTTGATTATAACAACTATGCAGATGGTCTGTATAATCATATTGCTTTAGAGCTAAACTCCAACATCAGTAGTGTAAATCTTCGTGGTGAAAATGCTACACTAAAACTTGTGTCAACAAATCTATCAGGCGATCTTAGCTGGATTATGGGGAACAAATCCACAACTACTGTGACAAATCTCAAGATCGAAGGTTTGACATTTGATGTAGATAAAACAGGTAATGCCAGTGCAGAAGATACCCGTGGCTTGCTTGTTATTGGGTGTTCAAACCTCAAAGTAACCAACTGTAAGTTTCACTCTTCGTCAGCAAAGGGTGGATACAGTATGTCCACCTACAACTGTGATGGCGTAGATATTACAAATAACCTGTTCACTAATATTTCTGGCGGCTATCAATCTATCTACACGAACAACACAAACATTACTGGCAATTCGTTTAGAGGATTTAACGAGGCCATTGACTTTGACAAAGCCTGTATTGGTGCTGTTGTGTCTGGCAATGTTTTCTATGGCGGTTCTTCTGCAACAGGTCAGGCCGTAGACATTAACGGTTCTAAACAAATTACAGTAACGGGTAATAAGGTTCGCAATACTGGCACTGGAACAATCTCAATCAACGGAAAGCTAAACTCAGATACTTTTGCAAACCACAAAACTGGTGCAAGCAAGGTCTGGTGGACACCTCAAAACATTACAGTCACAGGCAATACGTTTAGAGAATGTGCTAACTCAGCAACCATTGCGTTCTTAACTTGCGGCAATAACTGGGTTTCAGATAGTGACCGAAACGGTGCTGGCTCAACTGGCGCATCTCCATTTGGCATTGTATTCTCAGCAAATGACTGCCGCAATGTAGGCCAAATTTCTTTATCTGAAGGTGAAGGCATTGTCATTGATGGCAACAGCTTCACTGGTATGACTACGCCAACAGGTGCATCAAACAGATGGGTTATTCTGGCTTATACCCAGAATGACTGGACTACTTATCCTGATGCTCAAACATATTCTCGGATGTTTATCACAGTCACGAACAACAGTTTCCAAAACAGCACAGGCGGTGTTTTCAGTGCTGAATATGCTGACAGTGTTAAGTTTGATGGTAACTATATCAACAACACTTCAACAAGTAATGATTGTGCGGCAGTAAGGTTTGAGAATTTAGACAAACGTGGAACACAAGGAAGTGCATCATCGAACACTATTGATGATTGCTATGATGGTTTGCGCCTGCAAACTCAAACAAGTGCCAATGGCTCAAAAATTAAAGTCAAAGGCAACCGCATAACAAACGCATCTAACAACTCTTTCGATATGAGTGGTGTGTCTAGTGGGATTGATGAAGTCATAGAAGCAGAACAAGCAAGTGTATTTGTTGGAACTGTTACTGCGGCAAGCATGAATGTAGAAAAATCTTTGCTTCATGCGGCAACAGATTGCTACGCATATCAAATTCTTTGTTCAACAAATGCAGATGTTACACAGAGTGACACTGACTATGTGACGTTTAACTTCCGCAAACGCACACAAGATGGCGCAACAGATAGTGCTATTGTATCTCCAAATACAAAAGTAACTGGCGGCATTGATATTAACGATTTTGCAGTAACTGATCTGACTGGTTTAATAACAGATGCAGATGCAAAACTTGTTCGAGTGGACGAGGGTCAGAGTATAACCTGTCTGTTTTCTAAAACTGGGACTGGTCAAGATTTAGACGAATTACTTATGACCATTAGGTATATTGAGAGATAATGCGCCTAGTGCGTGGACAGTCCAGCCAAGGAGGTAAACATGGCACTGACTAAATCAACAGTAAACGACAAGATCGAAGTAATTAACCAAGGTGATTGGTCATCGGTGCAAGTACGCACTGCGACGATCATTGCAGAGGATGGCACAGAAATCAGCCGTACATTCCACCGCCATGTGGTAATGCCTGATGCTGATCTCTCAGCAGAAGATGCTGATGTTGCTGCGATCTGTACTCCAGTATTCAGTGATGCGGTTAAGGCTGCTTATGCTGCACACTTGGCAGAGGGAGAGTAATCATGGTTGCTGTAACAGAAACAATTAGCTCTAATGCAAGCACAGCCTCTCTGCAGGTAGTTGGTCACTTCAACCTTTCTATCTCTGGTACATGGGATGCTACAGTTACAGTACAACGTAGCTGGAATAACTCTGACTGGTTTGATGCTGATACTTTCACATCTAACTACGAGGGTGTAGGGTTTGATGCAGAGGAAGTCTATTATCGAGCAACTGTCTCAAGTTATGTATCAGGTAATGTTGTCATCCGTATATCTGACAATCGGGACTTCACATCTAAGACTGTCTTCGTAGCTTAGAGGGTGTCATGGAAGATAGTTGGCATCTCAGTAAGTCAGTACCTGTAACTCTGGTACTGGCTATCGTTGCACAGACAGTAGCCCTTGTCTGGTATATTTCAAGTTTAGACAGTGCCGTAGATACTAACTCAAGAGATATTATTCGTAATGAAACTCGTTTAGAATCTCTGGAGACTATCGTTCAAAGTCAAGCTGTAACTCTTGGTCGTATGGATGAGAACATTAAAGCCATTAGAGAATCAGTAGAAAAAATGGCTAGTAATTAATCTTGACATATGTTTAGAACTGTGATATAATGGCTACATTAGAACAAATCAGGGATGCAGCTGAACAAGACTTAGTAACTTTTATTAGGTTGGTATCACCTGAGCAAGTCTTAGGTCAGTGCCATGAAGATGTCTGTAACTGGTGGACAAGAGAAGACCATAAGTCTCACCAACTATTACTCTTCCCTCGTGACCATGGTAAATCAAGACTAATAGCTTACAGGGTTGCATGGGAATTAACCAAAGATCCTACCCTGAGGATACTTTATATCTCAGCTACAGCTAACCTTGCAGAGAAACAATTAGGGTTTATTAAGGGCATCCTTACGTCAGATACTCACAGGAGATACTGGCCTGATCATGTCAACCCTGATGAAGGTAAACGTACTAGATGGACTAACTCAGAGATTATGTTAGACCATCCATTAAGGAAGAAAGAAAATGTTAGAGACCCTTCGATCTTCACTGGTGGGCTTACTACGTCACTCACAGGAATGCATTGTGACATTGCTGTCTTGGATGATGTCGTGGTGTACGAGAATGCTTACACGGGTGAAGGACGCAATAAAGTCAAAAGTCAATACTCTCTTCTCTCGTCTATTGAAGGTGCTGAAGCTAAAGAGTGGGTCGTAGGTACTAGGTATCATCCTGCTGACTTGTACAACGATCTTCTTCAAATGATGGAAGACCAGTACGATGACAACGGTGAGAAGATAGGTGAGGAAAACATATATGAGATCTTCGAGAAACCAGTAGAGGATCAGGGCGATGGCACAGGGGAGTTCTTGTGGCCTCGTCAACAACGTAAAGACGGTAAGTGGTTTGGGTTCGATATAAAGATCCTAGCTAAGAAACGAGGACAGTACCTAGACAAGGGACAGTTCAGGGCGCAGTACTACAATGACCCCTCAGATCCTGACAACATCCCTGTAGGTAGAGACAAGTTTCAATACTATGAACGCAAGCATCTAAGACAAGACAACGGACATTGGTTCTACAAAGACAACAAGCTTAACGTATTCGCAGCTGTTGACTTTGCATTTAGTTTATCTAAGAAAGCTGACTACACAGCCATTGTTGTCATAGGAATAGATGCTGACAATAATGTTTATGTTGTAGATATTGACAGATTTAAGACTGATAGGATAGCTGAATACTTTGAGCACATTATGCAACTATCAGGTAAGTGGTCCTTTAGAAAACTAAGAGCAGAAGTTACCGTTGCTCAGATGGCTATCGTTAAGCAACTAAAAGAACTCATTAAGCAACACGGCCTAGCCATTAGTATTGATGAGTACAGACCTAACAAGAACCAAGGTAACAAACAAGAACGCATTGCTTCTATCCTTGAGCCACGTTATGATAACCTGAGTATGTGGCACTACAGAGGCGGTAACATACAGACACTAGAAGAAGAATTGTCAACACGTAACCCACCGCATGATGATATTATCGATGCACTGGCTTCTGTGGTAGACATGGCTGTAAAACCTTCTCGTGCTATACGTAGAAAAACTGACAATGTTGTTCAGTTCAATTCAAGATTTGGTGGAGTTTCCTTCTAATGGCTGGAACAACTGTAGACATTGAGAATATTATTAGTCCTGACAACCTAGGCACAGAGATTGCTGAACGGTGGCGCACATGGAATATGGCCCGTCAGACTAAGATTGAAGAGTGGAAAGAACTGCGTAACTATGTCTATGCTACGGATACTCGTACTACAAGTAACTCTAAGTTACCTTGGACTAACAGTACGACTACACCTAAGCTGACACAGATTTCTGACAATCTTCATGCTAATTATTTCTCAGCTTTATTCCCGAATAATAAATGGATGCGTTGGGAAGCTAGTGATGACTCAAGTAATCTAAAAAGTAAACGAGATATTATTCAGGCGTACATGGAGAACAAGGTACGTCAATCTGATTTTGTCAATACTACAAGTAGACTTATTAATGACTACATTCAATATGGAAACTGCTTCGCAACTGTTGACTTCGTAAGAGATTACACTACCTATGAAGACACAGAAGAAAAGGTTGTCAACTACGTTGGCCCTAAGCTAGTCCGTATATCTCCATTCGATATTTGCTTCAATCCTACAGCCCCTGACTTTGCGTCATCACCTAAGATTATCCGTTCAGTTATGACCTTAGGTGAAATCAAACGTAAGATGGAAGAGAGTCTAGAGAACGACTACCTTAAGGCTGTCTTCGAAAAGATGATGTATAGCCGTAGTGCTGTCTATGGTAATGACGTAGATATTAATAAGTCTCAGGCATACATAGCTGATGGGTTCTCAACACTTAATGAATACTATGAGTCTAACTACGTAGAGATCCTCACATTCTATGGTGACATCTATGATAGTGTAAACGAAGAGTTCCATAAGAACCGTGTCATTACAGTCCTAGATCGTGCCTATGTAATGAGCAATGAGCAGAACCCTAACTGGCTAGGTACGTCCCCTGTGTTCCATGCAGGATGGAGAGAACGCCCTGACAACCTATATGCCATGGGACCACTAGATAACCTAGTAGGTATGCAGTATCGAATTGATCACCTAGAAAACCTCAAGGCTGATGTCTTTGATCAGATTGCCTATCCTATCCTTAAGATCCGTGGAGATGTAGAGGACTTCGACTTTGAACCAGCCTCTCGTATATACCTAGGTGAAGAAGGTGACGTAGGATACCTAGCCCCTGATGCCACAGCCCTAAATGCTGACTTCCAGATCCAGACCCTAGAAAACAAAATGGAGATGTTAGCTGGTGCTCCCCGTGAAGCCATGGGTATTCGTACAGCTGGCGAGAAGACAGCCTTTGAGGTCAACCAGCTTATGACAGCTGCTGGTCGTATCTTCCAGCACAAAACTGCTCACTTTGAACGTGTGTTCCTTGAGCCAATCCTTAATGCCATGCTAGAGGCTGCTCGCCGTAACATGGACTATGCTGACACAATCCGTGTCCTGAATGATGACACAGGTATTTTCTTCTTCGAAGAGATTACAAAAGAAGACATCAAGGGCAACGGTAAGATTGTTCCTATGGGTGCTCGTCACTTTGCTGAACGTGCTCAAAGGGTACAAAACCTGACACAACTCTATCAGATCAAAGCAGCTGACCCAACAGTAGGTGCCCACTTGTCAGGAAAAGAATTTGCTCGTATCTTAGCTGACGAGTTAGGGGAGCCTAAACTCTTTGCTGACAACATCACAGTGATTGAGCAAATGGATACTCAGAAGATTGCTACCGAAGCTCAGGTACAATTCGAAGAGGAACAACAGATCGCAATAGAAAGAGGATTGTAATATGCCATATATGAAGGGCAAGGTTAAACCTTACAAGAACACAACTAAAAAGCCAGCAGAGAAAAAGAAACCTATGGCTAAAAAGAAACCAATGAAGAAATAAATGAAATCTTACTGGTTTAAAGAATGTAAGACAAAAGAGGATAAGTTCGGTGTAAGACAAGCAGTCTTGTCAAACCGTGAAAGCCTTGACCGTCTTAAAGAAATACTTGAGCCTATGCTCAAGGA